CTGTATCTTCTAGACTCATTCCAAATCACTCCATGCTTCGCGCAGCATACCAGCAAACATCGGCAGACCCATACTGGCAAGGGCGGCAGCCATAACTTCAACACGTTCTTTAAGAGACAACGGTTTAATAGCCTTCATAACCATGGACTTAGCAACGTCCTTAGCCGGGCGCTTAAAGCCCGTCGTACTCTTGTTCGTATGTGTCATCTGATTTCTTTGCCTCCGTAAGAGTGGAGATAAACCACTCAAGGCGTACAATTCCATAGGAGATAAGTGTAGCTAGTGCCCAGTCAATCGAGCTACTATCCAAGAAGAAGGCAGTTAGTAAGCCTGTCATAGATAGAGTCCATAGCAACCACGCAACCACCTGCAAAGGTTTAACTTTCATTCCTATCTCCTGGCTTGTGAACTGGTGCAAGTATTTTTCAACTCACACCAGTTGCAATGGAAGCCCGGCTTAGCTTGCCACACTCCCTCTTCCTTAGCTTCTTCTACACGTTCTGCTTTTGTTCTGAACTTGTCAAGGATGCGGTCGTAATCATCCTCGCGAGTGAACTCATACTTATCAGTCGTGTCCTCCTTAAGCCAGAGGAAAGCCGCTTTCGTCGACTTGATCTTCGGATAATGTATGAACTGTGTCAACGCTCCCAGTTCCAGTTGAAAGGGTTTCGGTCTCCGCTTCCCCGTTTTCCAGTCCAGCAGAGCCGCAGTTGTCTCCGAATACAGCCCCACATCCGCTTTTACACGGAGATAAGCATCCTGGTGCCACCAATCGCATGGTTCTAACTCCTTTGTTAGAGCAAATTCTTGCTCGGCTTTTACAATTAACCCACTATTACTGATAATGTCGCACGCACTCTCAGCCCTGACTAGGTGCGAAGGCAGCGCAGTACCATTGAGTAGCCGGTTCTCAAGATATGAGTGATCCCTAGTACCGGCAAGCGATGCCTCACTATCCTCTGGTTTAACAGACTTCTCCACCTTAAGAGCGTTGTACCTCTTAGGACAGGTATCAAATAGTTCAAGGCTGCTGAATGAGTGCGATAAGCTAGCCATTATGGTCCGATACCAATTGAAGTAGGTGGTGGTTGCGGAGTGTTAGCAGAACAAGGCTCTATTAACCCACCCTTTAACCCAGCCTTAAGTTTTTCTGACCAATTCCTGCGGGCTATCCTAGCGCCCTTGTCATCGGATACCTTAAGACGAGCTAGTTGTTCATTGTCAACTGCGTTAATACCGTGTTTGTACAGCGCCCTATGTTCTCTAAACAATCTCTCTTTTTCATACATAGAGAACGCCATTGCTCTATCAAGCAAACTCCATGGTACTTGTGACGTAGCTCTTGTCCATTCCTCTACGCTGAATGGCCAGTTTTCTGGTGGAACTTTAGATACTGCGTCCCACTCTGAATTGCGCAACAACCGCTTTCCGTTAGCAGTATTGACATAATTAGCTACAACGTCAGGCATACTGCGAGCCGTAACAGCCCTGTTGTACTCATCCATAAGGAGCTTAGCTGCCATAGCGTACTCGCCTTTAGTGTTAGTATCTACACTTTCCGCTTTGTGGTTGTACTCCATATTTTGAAGTGTGTACTTAAAGTTGTTTAGGTTGTTGGCACGTAGTTGTTTCTGTTCTCGGTCCATTATCTACCTCGTGTTCTTATTATGTTCTCTTACACGATATAAGTCAACCTGTTTTACGTCTCTGTACTACACTCTTTAGTAAAGGTCCTTCTGCCCAACATACAATACGTCGGTTAGTTTCTTTAGGTGTAAAGTATCTAGGGTTAGCAGAAATACTGTAGTTAGTTGGGTGGTCGTCAAGTGTTACAGCACACCATCCCTGGTCACCCTTAAAGGTTTCCCACCGCAAAATATACGGTTGGTTATCATCATCAAAGCCAAATAAATAATGATCCTTACTCTGCTTCTCCTTAGGCGGAGGCCATGACTTAGTTTCAAACTCGTATGGTTTGGTTTTCATAGGATTACTCCTTATTTGCAGTTGCCATAATTGGCTCCTGCTTTTACTTCACATGCTACAGGTAGGCCGGGTAGCCACTCGACAGGTGTTGACATAACGTTATCAATGAACGCAATAGCCTTGTTCACTTGGCTTGTCAATACCACGATAACAATTTCGTCATGACACTGGTGAGCAACGCCATATACAGCGCCGATAGTTACCAGATACTCAACGATGACCCCACGTGCAAGGGCCTGGATGATATTCTCACACAGCAGCCCACTGTAAATCTTAGTGGGTTTGCCTCGCACGAAATACCGTAGCTCTAACTCTCCTGCGTCAGTCTTATGCTGTTGCAAGCCTGGGTAATATAGTTCCGCACCGTTCGGGAGTATAACGGTTTCACCTTCATAGCGGATATTAAATTCCTGGCTGATATACCCCGATCCGCCAATGACCATGTGGTCAAGGGCCTTGCCACAAGTACGCCAGAACTCAGCAATCTTGTTGTTCTTCTTGCGGTAAAGTTTGACGATACGTTGTGCTTCCTCTAGCGGGATCGTTAATCCTCCTACGCCGTCCTTGTTCGGACCCTGGCGCAGCGTCTCGCGTAGTTTAGCTGCACCTGTATAGTACCCTAAGCCTAGGATACAGGTCTTGCCAAGGAAGCGTTCAGTAGGGTCAGCTTTGGTAATTATCCTACCATAAACATCCGTAGCGAAAGCACAGTACGGGTCGCCCTTGGTCGCGAATAGCTCGACCAGATCAGACTGACCAGCAACCAAGGCCAATACCCGTGCTTCGATTTGGGACAAGTCAGAAGCTACAACAGTGTAGCCTGCTGGTGCTTCCATGGATAGGCGCAGCTTGCCGCCACGCTTAAGGTTCTGAGGGTTAACCTTGTCCCCTCCACTGAACCGACCCGTACCAGCGCCCCAGTAGTTAAGCATGATGGGAAACATACCACGCTTAGCAATGTCAATGAAGCGCTTAGCACGAGTCTCTTCAATGGTAGTCTTGACCCCTAGCCTACATGCCGCAAGAGCTTGCACCCTAGGGTTCTCGTGTTCTAGCAGTTCTTTCATGGCCTTGTCGGTCTTAGCGAAAGCATAGGCCATCTTAGCTTTCTTAACAGACCATTTCATCGGGGGGTCAACCCCTTCTGCAATTAGGAGTTCAGCGAACTTGTCATCGGACATGAACGCATCACGCTTCTCCTGATTAGCAGCAGCGATCAAGGCCTCCTTACTGTCTACGACTTCTTTGTGATGATCTTCCAACACTGACTGATTGAACCGGAACCGTGGTTCTGTGAACATACGTATGGTCAGGTCGATGCATTGCGTCTCTAGGGGGGACGTATCTTTAGCAAGTATCTTAAACAGTTCATAGGTTAGCTCAATGTCGTTGTTGCAGTACACACCATACGCTTCCATCTGAGCTGGCGTAAAGTCCCGCCGCCTACGCCCTTTGGCCTCGACTACAGCAGAGCCCTTCTCACCGAGCCTGTAGTACTTTGACAGGGTGGCAAGCGATACACCAATAGTCTTCAAGTGCTTGGGTCTAGCCATGCTCATGGTATCAAGCCACAGCTTAGGCTTACGATCCAGTACCCACGACATAATAGCACCATCGAAGGCAGTATTATGGCACAGTACAGCGTCCTCCGACCAGTTAATGTGCTGGTCAAGGAACGTAACTATTTCAGCATGTGTCCCGCTATACCACAAGGCCGGAGCCTTGCGAGATCGCTTCACCGACACACCGATGATTTCAAAGCGAGGATCGCGGATATATGCCTCAGTAGTCATCCTACTTAGGCTATACTCGTTGTCATAGTACGTCTCTATATCAACCCCGATAACTTTCATTGATATGTTACTCCACGAGTTATCAGGCTTATCGCTGTCTGACTTACGCCGTACTCTTTAGCTAAGTTTGTCTGCGTATAACCGTATTTATATCGCTCTCTTATAACATTAGCTTGTTCGTTTGTTAACTTAGAGTTAGCATGAAGCTGTCCCTTAGGCTGCTCTTTACGCCTACGTTCGTAAGCTTCCGATTGGTTCTTTGAGTATGTGCCTATTGTAAAGTGACTAGGGTTACAACACCTAGGGTTATCACAGTTATGCAATACAAAGCCTGAACCTTTACGGTTCTTAGGTGCAGCAGGACTATCCACCATACCAAATAAGTATGCCGATAACCTATGTGCTGTAACTGTACGTCCTTCCCACCTAACTGTACCATAGCCGGAGTTGTTGCGCGCACCTGTCCACTCCCAACAGTCTAAGCTGTTGTGGTTACTTATTTTTTCTAGAAAGGTGTCACGTTGCAAAGGGAAGCTCCGCTATAGGCTTAAGGAAACTACATGCCCATTACAGTACGGACTGCCGTCGATTGCAGCAGCTACAGCTTCTTCGGCTGTAGCACCCATGAACATAGCACCGTAAGCGAACGGTGCACCTTCACCTATAGCATAATTATTAGCGCCATGCAAGTATGGAATGGGCACATCTTTGTAGCGGAGCAGCCCTTTCTCCTTAGTTAGTAGTAGCAGAGTACCACCTGTATTGGTCGGAAACTTGTCTAGGTTGCACCCCTCCAATGTCCACTGCTGTAGTAGTGCTACTGCTTGTAGCGGACCCACTGCTCCAGCCAGGGTTGTTTCTGACAATCTCCAAAGCTTCGGATATGGGTATGCCAAAGCGCAAGCTGAGCTGTCTAGCTGCATGTTTGAGTTTACGTGAGAGTCCGCTGCCAAAGTGCCGTTCCGGTGTACTATCACACTCATTGTTAAGTTTCACTTCTTTAGTTATGTGTTCTTTTCCGGACTTAGTATAGCAGCCTTCTACGATTTTGCAAGGGGTAGCGTTAATCCATTCGCTATCTTCTTCGTCAATAGCTAGTTTAATCCTGGTAAGATGGGCAATAGCTTCAGCATAGCTAGAGAATGGACGTTTACATTCTCTAAGTTCGTTTCTGTAGTCTATTAACCACCGAAGACCGTCTGGCCCGGTTGTGTATTCGGGCACCTGTGTTCTCTTGCTATACACTATATAGCAGAACGACTTATTCGTAGGTAATTCTTTACCCTCAAGCCGCCGCTTTCTGCGGCGGTTAAGTGGTTTGAACATCATCAATTCATCTTCTTAGCCTGCACAAAGCCGTTGTGGCCGACATACTTCTTAGCTTTCTTGCCCTTAGCAACAACCAGCTTATCAATGACAAGGGTAACCGGAGCAACCTTATTCTTTTGGTCGTTGTTATTATGTTGCTGTTGCTTATCTCTCTGTTCGCTGCCGTCACGTTGTTGGAACTTAGGATCGATCTCTTTACCTTTGTTCTTATCGTCAGCTTTGGCTTGCATACTACCGATTTTGAGTTTGAGTTTCTTCTCAGCCTCAGCTTCACCAGCAGCAAATGCTTCATCAATAAGGGCCTTAGCGGCAGCCTTCATCTTCTCAAAGCCGCGTTTGGTAGCTTCGACACACTTGGTGTGGTGAGCAAGCCACTTATTCTCCTGAGCAATCTGCGCATTGATACGCTTATGCAGTCTGTCGCCGAGCGGTACATCGTTAAACATCTGTTGCACTCGGTTAAGCGCGGCAACATCAGCCTTCGACTTGTTCATGGCATCAGTAGCAGCCTGATTGGTTTCGGTGCCGCCGCTCCCTAGATGGAAAGCAGCATCCAGTTGTTGCTTAAGTACTTTAGCTTCGGTCTTATCGTAGGTATCAAGAACTTTGAAATTAAACATTGTGTCTTCTCCTTTACAGATTAAGTTTAGCAATAGTAGCTTGAGCAACAAGCTCGGTCATATCGACCTGTTTCTTCTCGCCTTTAGGGATAGGTGGGCGGCGTGTACGCTTAGGTGGTACACGATTAAGTTCCTGCTTTAGCCAGTCTGGTACATAAGAAATGATAGCAGGGCACTCCTTAAGTGCTGTCTGGAGCGTTCGATGTTGATCTAGGAACTCACGCATAGTTGCCGCAGCCGCATTAGTTTTATCGGTAACCTTATTATGTTGTTGTGCTAGTGTAAGCAGGGACTTAACAAAGTCGGCAGCCTGTCCTTGCGGTAGTCCACTCGTATCTTCAAGGTACAGTGTTAATAGCTCTCCATTAAACGTTGTACTTTTAGCACCGGTAATAGTTGGAAGGATTACTTTCTTAGGGGAATAGGAATACCATGCTTCATTGAGCTGCAATGCTATTGTTGGGTTATACACGTTTTGGCCACTAGCGTGGCAAACCGATAGATATATGTGATTCCTGGTGCGTGTACACCATTCTGGCATAATCTCCAGAAGCTTTTTGTTAGTCTCTCGCGGCACGACCCACGACATAATATCATCGCCGACACCTGAAGGAACCACAAATTTTTGTTCCAATAACGGCATACGTTCTTGATTAAAGACGTTAACCACCTCGCCAATAATACAGTCAGTGGTTTCTTTTGTTAGGTTAATAATAGCCATAGTTATCCTCAGTCTGCATGGATTTCTTTGCCGAATGGAGCGCCAGTAGCTTGTGACTCCATGATACACCAGATAACTGGATAATCCGGTTCAAAGGAACCGAAGTCACCGCCGAAGAGTAGGTCTGTTGCAATGATGCAGTGCTGTGGTTCAATATCGTTGTCACGAATGTAATCAAAAACACAACCGACAGAAGTGCCGCCACGACCATATGCCCTAACGTTAAGTTCGTCATCCGGCTCATAGACCTCCACTTTTTTAATGTCTGTATCCCAGTAAATTACATGAGTCTTCTCTGGTCGAAGCACTCGCATAGCGCGCTCGATTTCATTAGCGCAACGGGCCACCATTTCATTACTCGTGGAACCTGAACAGTCAATAGCGAAGACAAGATCACCCATCTTTTCTCCGTACTTACCGGGAAGCAACACATCTAAAGATGCAGTGCGACGATTACGCTTGGCATAAGTTCGATCATCGCCCTTGTTAGCAGTAATCTCATTAAAGATTTCTTCTTCCCAGGCCACGGTTTCAGATGTAATCTGATCGACGAAGATATCAAGGTTACCCGGCATCTTGCCCGCTTGCTTGGCTACCTCTTGTGCACGAGCAAGTTTACCACGCCACTTATTAGCAAGCTCTTGAGGTGTAGCTTTAGATGCGCCATCGCCTTGCTTAAAGTCGTCCATTGCTTCTCTGCCGTAGTGCTCCGGGTTTTTAGGAAGCAGGTCGTAGATACGACTAACGAGTCCTCCCCCTTGCTGATATAACAAGGGATCATAGATTAGATCCTTCGGCATAGTGCCTACCCGGTTCTCATACAGAAGTTGGTTTACCACAATGTCACAGGCAATATTCCATTTCTTTGGATTACGATCACCTTTACGGGTCACGTGTAGCAATGCAGCGTGCAGCACTTCATGCCCCGTAACGAACACAAGTTCTTCCGGCTTCAGAGATTCAACAAACTTCGGATGATAAAACAAGCCTTCACCATCTGTAGCAGCAGTGGGCGGATTAAGCGTGCTATCGATCTTGATGGGCATACCAAAAGCTAGGTCGCCCCAAAACGGATGCGAAGACATAAGCTCTGTACGTGCTCGACGGATCGAACGCATAGCCTTCTCTTCTTGTTCCTTTACTTTATCCGTCACTATTATCGACTCCATATGTAGCGAGCAGTTCCTTAAGTTCGCCAACTGCGGCGCACCACTTAAAGAACCAAAAGATGTTGCCTATTACTCCGGCAGCAGCAACACCGAGGATGTAGTTATTAAGCTCCATACAAGACGGAGCATGTAGCCACTCTAACATGGTCACTCCTACCAAGCTACATCAACCCTGACTGGACCTAACTTAAAGTAGGCAAAGCCAAGATCGGAGTAGACCTCACTACTAAGTCCCCATAGGAACGGCGAAAGCGTGACGCGAACTTCAAATAACTTAAGCCTGCGCCAGAATGCATTTTTGTACACCTTACCCGATGCCATGGATCATCTCCTGACTACTCATTGCCCACTTAGTGAAGGCTTCACTGGTCTTAAGTTCCGGCTTCTCACGAGTGCCGCCGAGACGTTCGAGGTACTCAAGAGCATTACCAAACGTATCCTTATCCATACGCTTAGACACCGCTACAGCAGTGGCGTACTGCAAATCAGGTTCAAGATCAACAGTTGCTTCCTTAGGGTTACTAAGAATAATATCAACGTCCGGAATCTTATCATGCACTTGGCAGTACGCCCAGAACTTGGTCCCCATGCCCATACCTAGCTCACCCATGATAATAGCTTGAGCAAACTTCTGATAGATGTCTTGGGTATCCGGCTTATTGAGTGAGTCGATATAAGCCATACGAGTACTCAAGGCAGCCCAGGTACGAGACGTGGGACATTTAGGAGCCTTAGGATCGAACTGATTTAGCGCATCACGATACTGTTGGATAAACGAAACGATACGTCCATCAACTCCATTAGGGATAGCGTAGTCGTTAATCCATGCCATAGTATCCGGCTCGATATTAATCGGAGTCAGACGGTCGGCCAAGTGAGACAGCATACGAGTAACACCAGCGTTATCCTCGACCCTATTACCCGTAGCAACAATCATCACACCTTTTGGAAGGGGGTGACCACGAAGATTACGGGCTTGGATCAGGTTAGCCAATGTTTGCTGCATAAGCTTATCGCCTTGCAAAGCATCGTCAAGACACAGAATACCTTGATATTCCGGGTCCGTCGGAAACCATGCTGGCATGGCATAATCGGTCTTGGTAGTTTGACCCTCTCTACGGATTAGGTCAGGGATACCGCCGACTTCGTCAGCAGGCATTGTTGGATTGACTTCGATATAACCGATGCCGAGTTCATCGGCAGCAGCCCGGACCATGGTTGTCTTGCCGACACCTGGGGGGCCACGGAAGAGAAGCGTTCGGTCAAATGCACCGGCACTGTAGAGGCCAGTGATAAGTTTGGTCCCTTCAGAAGGCGAGAGGACGATAGCGTCGGTAGTTTCGGAAGCGAGTACTTTTGCGTTGTTTCGTGCCATTGTTTGTTTCCCTTTTTAGATTTGTAGAATTTGTTTCGTTCGTTAGTGTTTTTCAAGCCAATAGAGTTGGTCCCTACTCGTTTGTCACGAGCATGGTCCCTTTCTGCTTTGCCCCTGCGTAGTGTTCGACTCATGATGAGTTAACCAATTCTCGCACCTCCTTTTTGGCAGGAGATTGCGGCAGGATAATGTCCTTAGCGTACCCGTTTCTGAGCAACCACGTTAAACTTGCACCCTCAGTGGAACAAGTATAATAGGTCTTACGGAACATGGTGTACTCTACAGCGGCGTGCATAGCAGCAAGCTCGCGCTTGCATAGGCCACACTGAGCATGGCCCCACGTTACTTCAAGTGGGATTTTACAACGAATGCATTTCTTTTCGGCCATCCTGGCCCCTAAGTGTTAGGTTGGTGGGTGGACCATTGTGGTGGTCCGGTGACAGTCCATTGCGGCTGGCGTTTATCAGCCCTCCACTTATCGTTTAGATAAGTACGATATGCCTGGACCACGGGCATATCTTTATATGGTGTGCAGTTAGCAAATGGGGAACATGGCCCTACTGGCAGGGCGGGCGCAAGCCTGTACCCTCGCTGAATTACAGCGGAACTAGCGTGCGTTTTGAAGAACCGTTTGGTGTACTCGGCAGATAATGCCTCGCCGTGTTCTGCTAGCCAGATTAGATTTGAGTCCCTATCACCCGCCCATAGTGTGCATGGGTGTTTAGCATGGGTGAGCTTGTACCATTGGCCCTCTGCGCCATAGCGATGAGCAATAGCGGAAATAATTTGGGCCGTCTCTAGGACCATCTTAACGACGCGTTTGTCGTCAAGGGCTTGCGCAGCAAGCACAGGGTCCGTATCGGACACAAATATGTTCATTCACTACTCAGTTAGGGATTGGGGGGAGGTTGGCAAATAACAGTTGGTATTTAACGTCGTTCTTAAACAACGTATTAGCACAACCGGAGAGCATACGTTCACGCTCATCTTGGCCAACAGTTTCTGATAGTTTCAATAGCGCAACATAAGCCGCCGCACCAACTGCATAGGCTGCTGGGCGTTCGTCTTCTGATACGTTCTGAAGGGACGTAATCCAAGCCTCGACTGTTTCTACGAGCTTATCTGAAAGCTCAAGTGTCTGCTTGTTAAAGATTTCCGTAAACTCCCGGTCATTAAAGACCGGGAGTAGGATCGTGGTTTCTTTTTGTGTCATCTACACCAACGTTTTACAGCAGCTAGAGCGTCTTCAACAGATGCAAACCTGTTTTTCTCTTTGGGAATACCAGAGATATCCCAGATTATAGGCCGAGTAGGCTCAAACCGCCGAATAGGCGGATAGAGTTTCTCCGGACGCTTTAGGGCATCAAGAACAACAGCATCTACCCGGAAATTAAGTGTCCGTTGATAGTGCTCGTGGCTAACGATCATACTCATAGCTCTCAGTTACGGTCTCTCGACCAGGAAGATACTTACACACCTTGCGGAGTGTTTTGCTGTACGGACCAAAGTAACGATCCCATAACAGGAGCATCACAAAAGCCCAGGTTGCATCACTAGTTCCGTCTTCTGGGCCATATATAAGCCCTATGTTAGCGAAATACGGTCCTAGTATAGCAGTTACAGCTATGGACACCGCGAACCACACTCCTATTGTAAGGCTTGCTGTTGCGGCATACCAGAACAGTGAAAATAAGAGGCTCACGCAAGGGCCTCAATCGCTTCCTTGGCAGTACCAAGGTCAGCGCCGGTCAAGCTAGCATACAGCTTAGTCGCTCGAACCTTTTGGTTCGCTTGCAAAGCAAATAGCAGACTATCGAGGCGACCACGATCAACAACGTTCTTGCTGGCAACCATCTGCTTAACTTCATCAACTCGGCTATCGATAGTGCGAGCCATGAAGTTCATTGCTTGAGCAAGGTCGTCAATAGTAGCCTTCTGCGGAAACCAAGTGGACCACTTGTTACGAAACGTGCTGTTCGTTTTGTAGGCCCAACGATAGAGGCTCTCCACTCTACGATCCACGAAATCACCGAAGGCAATCCACTTGTTGACGATTGCATCATGCCCAGCCTTAATCTTGGACGGCAGAGCAGTGAACCAATCCTTCACAGCGTCACAACGTTCGACAAACCAGACTTCGAATGGATCAGGGTCGAACTCACCACTGTTCACGGCTTTCTGCATAGCCGTAGCTAGTTCTTCGTTAGTAGGCGAACGCTCTGGAGCAGGAGTAATCGGTTCGCCAACAAGCGGCGCATCATCGATTACCGGAACACTAGTACCGCCAGGGTTGTCTTCGTTCATAACGTCAGCCTTCATCTTCGCTGCCTCGATAAGATCATCACTCTCAGTGCCCAGTGCAATAACTGGCGGAGTTTCATTACGATGCCGCTTCGCTGCGGCCTTACGAGCTTTCTTTTCTTTGGTAGTCATAAGTGTATTTATCCTCTCTGTGTTGTTAATAGATTAGGCGGCTTGCAGTTGTGTGTCGTTTTCAAGAGCTTGCATAAGGCGATCAACCTCGTCGCGAATATTCGAAACGCTGTAGAGATTAACAGCACGAATACTGCGAATAAGCTCCATCCTTGCAGCATTGCTCGGAATATGATTACCACGAACAAGCTCAATGGTACTGCCAAGATTGGCAATAGCATCAATGTTATCGAACAGCCACTCCAGTGTAGGAGCACTGTCGAAGCGTTGCTTATCTTGCGGTACTCTTAGTCCTGTAAGCTGCTCAGTTAGGTTCTCAAAGAAGTGAACCTGCATACCCTGAACTAGATCAATTCTAGTGTTAAGGTTACGCAACGCCTCATGCAGCGCCAAACTACGATCAGTATTGCTCTGATCGTGAATAGCAGCTTGTCGAGCTAATTCTTCAAAGCTCCGCATGATAACGTTCTGCCGCTTCTCAGATTTGCGAGACAGCGCTTCAATGGTCGCAAGTACACGACCACAAATTGACGAGACTAGAGACACTCCACGATCACCAAATCGCTTCATGGTCTCTTCGTGCTCGTCAAACTTATCTCGTAAGACTACGCCGTAATCACTTAGCTTAGGAGTGATATAGTCACGAAGTCGTTGCGTAAGCAGCTCTCCGTTATGTTCCCAAGCATTATGAATTGCACCATGCAGAGCATGAAGCTCGTTCTTCATGCCGATCCAGTGACCGTTGGCTTCATCTTTAGCTAGCTGATCACTAGCTAGCTTCTCTAGCCATTTCCAAAACTTCCTCATACCCTTTCACTCCATGAGGGGTTAAACATATGAGCCACGATAAGCAACGTAGCTCGGCGATCTATCTTGGGAAAGTATGCTGACCGTTGCGCTAAGCACAAAGTACATAGCGATAAGTGCAGTCCAAAGCTCAATCCCAAGGCGGTTCACGCTCTAGCCTCCCACCAGGGATGCTTACCATTGGCAAACTCTTGATGAGTGCGATTAAGCTGGTGAAGCACGTTAATTCGTGTGCCAGCTTGGTTGTCGTCTGCATCTCGAAGTGTAGTAAACTCAATAAGTTTAACTACAGTGAGTGCAGGATTGGTTGACAACCTATCGAACCTAGCAAGTGCCGCCGATAAGTTTGGAAACGGAGCAGATTGTGGTTTAGGGTTTCCGTCGAACAGTGCCATGATCTCGAAGCTACCTGTTCTAGCATTCTCATCACGTCTGTTGAACTTGGAGGTTCTTGCACGTCGTTGACGTGCGGTCTCCTTTACTTCTTTAGCCATTACTGAATGCCTTCTCTTCTTCACGGATAGCTAGCCGTAGGAAATGCTCTGCGGCAGCCTGATTATTCCGAGCCTCAGCACCGAGGGCAGCGTTAAACGCACTTTCTGAGCGTTCGATTTGTTCATCAAGCCGTTGCTGCTTCATGCTTGATTTGTTTTTGTTAAGGAAGCCTAACATTTGGAAAACTCCATTACTAAGTGTTAGACTACCCGGTATTAGGCAGCCTTTGCGAAAGCAATACCGAGGGCTTCCGTCTCAAGACGAATGGCAGATGTCATCGGCATATTAATCCGGGACTCAGACTCACCCTTCTGTTGAAGACGAATAGCCATCTCAAGGAACTTGAAAGCCTTAGTAAGCTTCTCAGCCCGTTCTTCAGTCCAAGTACTACCATAGAACTTCTGAGCACGACCAATAAGGGCCTCGTCTTCCGATTGCGACGAAGCAAGCGTTAGCGTTGGCTTAGCCTCAACAGGCTTGTTCGGCGTAATAACAACTTCCTCTTGTACGACATGTTCAGGAGCTGTATTTTCTTCTGCAGGCTTAGGTTGTGCCACTTCTTCCGCAGGAACTTGTTCTGCTTGTTCTTCTGCTGGAGTATCTGTTGCAGGTTCATTAGCTTGCTCCGACTTCACAGGTTGCACAGATTGACCATCCTCATCCGAATTATAGACAAGCTGACCTGTTGGATACATCTTGTCCATGCCTTCTTCAGCTGGAGGCTCACCGTTGCGAGTTTCAGTGAGCTTATCTTGCTCACGACGCCACAGCTTGTGCTTATGCTTCCGGTTGCTAAACTTCTTGTTGGACTCACCAGGGAGACGCATCAAGCCGCCATTAACTTCAAGTGGCCATGTAGATGGATCAGCAAGATCAATAGCCGGAACAAGGCCGGACTTATCTTCCTCGTTATCCATTACTGGTACACCAGTGACGGTCGGCGCCTCTGGTTCTTCATTGTCGTTGGCCGTACCCAGCATGGCTGCTCTAGCAGCTTCCATCGTCAATTGTGCCGATGTCTTTTCTGTTGGGGCCGGTGTTTGGTCAGCTTCAGGGTTCTGGTTCACACCAGCAACTACATCAGGGTTAACCGGCTCGCCAGTTTTGGCTTCACCGGCAACAGCCGACATAAAAGCAGCGTCGTAATCTTCGATGAAGCGAGCAGCAGGAATAGCATCATTCCATGGCAGCCCCTTTTCTGTGGCCTCTGCCTTTGCCTTGCCCTTAGCTTCAAGAGCAGCGGCGCGCTTCTTGTTACGGATTTCTCGGTTCTTCTGCTTTTCCGCTTTGGAAGCATTACGAACCTTAACCATTTCGTCATTAACTTTCTTAGACATAGAAACTAAACCTCTTCTTCTGGGAAAAATGCTCGGAGGAAATTCCGAGCAAACAACCTGGATTGAAACTCTCGTCCATCTTCAGTTAGATGAACTCGAATACGGCAACCAGAAACCGTTAGCGGTCGAACGTAGTATTCCCGTCTCTTACGATCAAAATAGACCACTGCCTGACACTTTTCAGTCCGAACAGGACTCTTGTTGAGTGGATGCAAAATAATAATCGTTAATGGACAGGTTGCCTTACTAGACATTAAGCTTTCTCCTATTACTCAGTCGGTGAAACATGTCACCGGGCACAGGACTTAGTGTCCCTCAGGCGGTTGGTACTCTTGAGTCAGCAAGAGTTCACTGTCAAGGGTATCAAAGAGTTCATCCTCACAGCCATCACTGAGCATGGAAGCAAATGCAGCCTCCATACGGCAGTAGAACTCAATTTCTCCCTTAGGGTCGTACCAAGAAAGATCACGCCCTGAACACAGTCGCAGGATTTCACACCTCATGTGTTCATGGACGTAGTTGTCCAAAATATAGAGCCCATACTCATCGGACAACCGGAGAGCAAACATATCCGGGAAGAACAGATCGGCTGCGTCTCCCGGCCAGAGGTCAACACCAACTGGTACATTCAGGACATGACATAAGCAAACGTTACTGCCCATCCGGGGCCAATCCAGTGGCCGCTACAGATGGGTTTCACAGGCTTTTTCGCCCTGAAGCTCTCTAGGCTTACAACGTTATGGCACTCTATAGTCATTGGAACTCTCCTTCTTGGTTATTGTTACAGCGTTCGGTCAAGTGTATCGGTGTTTCACGCTACACAGGCTTACTCTACGCTGTAAACAACAGGTAGAGTGCGACAGCAAAAACTGACCATAGGATGATCTTAAAGATCACTGGCGTCTTTGCTTCTGCCATCGCTTGAGGGTTAGGTTTTAGCATGGTAGTTAACCCCCAAAGATGAAAGGAGAAAACACAATCCACGCTAGAAGTACTGCCGCTACGATAGCACAGCCATCTGTTGCAGCTTGCTCGTAGTAGCTCTGTACCTCATCCTCATCAGGTTCATCATACATTATGCTTCTCCTCTCTGTGACTGAAAACAGCTAGATCATTCGTGCTGTGCTTTAAACAGCCCGTTTCTTCGTAACTGAGTCCAGACGGATGTGTGCTCTGATATGGTAGTTAAACATCTGATCCCGACGTTCGAGGTTGCGGTAGAGCGAGGGACACACCTCAGTCTCCGGCGACAAAAACACCACATCAGTAAACGTCGGCAAAATTACCGACAGTGAGTCCGAGTCATCCCTGAAAAACAGACAAAACTCGAACGGCTTATTCACAGAGTACGAGACTCTCACTCGTTCCCCCTCTGTGATATCTGGAAGGTCTGTGCTGTTATGACGAGAACGCATCGGCTTATTTGATTGTTGCTCTGTCAAAGTCACTTTACCCTCCAAATTAGAATCTTGAATGTGATGAGCGAAATTGCTGCATCATCTTGTTGTGCAACCTCCTCTGCTTGCCAGTCTGTGAACAAGCATTAAGGACCAAAGCACATACGGCTAGGTAATTACTCGTCATGTCATTGACGGTCTGATAGTGACTCGGAAGATGCTTCAACCCAAAGCGCTTCTCAAACCACAATGAACTGACGAACCTATTGCGCTGCACTGGGTATACCTCAGCAAACTGGTTCCCCCAGACAACAGGATGCTTAGCTAGACGCAATGCAACACCGTGCACAGAATGTGTATCTAGTGAAGCGTTGTAAAGCAACACTTTTCCGTGTTTGTATTGACCGGAGAGCATCGCCTCAACCCAGTCAAGACAGTTACGTTCTTGCTCGTTAGTCATCTTGAAGGTCTCCCCGGAATGGTGGCTTAACAGGATTACCGATTAGCTTGTAGCAGCTATTAAGTGTTTCGATCATCCCGGTTTCTTCATCATGGGAGACAACAAATGACGTGTTTCCGTCTTCACCGTCAAAGTCTGGGTGCCCATCAAAGAGACCGAGAATAAGGTAGCCAAGTCCTTTTGAACCGAATTGTTTTAGTGGGTAGTGCTTCCACCAGTTTCTTATGTTTCCCTTAAATTCTTTTCCGTTAGTCACGACATTCATTTCGTCTAAGGTGGCCTTATCTTCTTCCATTAAACAAGCACAGCCACGGCCTACTGATCCATCTTCATTATCAGCTGCTGAACAGCGTTTATACTTGCATTCCATTACCTGCTCCTCGATCTGTCTGCCCAAATCATCAATACTTACACAACTAGTGCCCACCAAAGGTATTCTAGAATAAGCGTAGCAAAGCGCATAATATTACTCTGGATACTTGAACTCTTTATCGCCATTAACAATACAGCCATCGGTATTCCACTCAATCGTAGTTTTTGGGCCATACTTAATAATGACTGCTTCAGCCCAGAGCTTGTCGCCTTCAGCCCAGAGCTTGTCGCCTTCAGCCCAGAGCTTACTGCCTTCAGCCCGGAGCTTATTGCCTTCAGCTTGGAGCTTATTGCCTTCAGCTTGGAGCTTATTGCCTTCAGCCCGGAGCTTATTGCCTTCAGTCCAGAGCTTATTGCCTTCAGTCCAGAGCTTGCTGCCTTCAGCCCGGAGCTTGTTACGTTGTTTCCAGACAAAGTCGAGGAACGTAGACATAGTTAATTACCCTTTCTTTTGGCTGAGTTGTACAGTAGGCTACCTAAAACCATCCCTGTTATGAAGACTAGAGTAAAGACGCCTTCTTTTATGGTCGCAAGTAGTTCGATGACTTCTTGTGCTTGCCCAAAAGACATGAAAAGTTACCCTCCGTATTAAATACGTGGTTGATGAAAGCTGGCGATCCCGACAAGACTTGAACTTGTAACCACTCGCTTAGAAGGCGAGTGCTCTATCCATTGAGCTACGGGATCATATGTGAGGGTTTAACCTATACAACCCTCAAAGGTCAGCCCCGCTGCTTACGCAGCGAGCTTGAACTCAATACCAAGCTCTTGTGGGTTAACCCACAGCGTCCGGTACAGCACATCGTCCTTCTTGGCCAACGGATGTGGGTCAGGGTAGCTCTCTTCGATCCGCTTAACTTCATGGGACCTGATATAGGCCAACGCATTAGGTTGACGGTGTGGAGCTAGTGCGGCCCCTGAAGGGCTAACCAGAGCAATGCGGCCACCTTTGGTCACGGTACCAATAATGCCGTTGTAGAACACGAAAACATTCTCTGGTTTGATGTGCTTGAACATTTACGGGGCTCCTTAGTACGGTCAACGCCGACCGATCCCCATTGTCGCCCCGAATTGTGGCGAAATTGTGGCCGTCCCGAAGGGACGGGGCGCGCGCGAGCAAGATATGCATTAGCCAGTGGGTGTAAACTAAGGAGCTACTCTTCTTCATCTTCATCTTCCTGCATATCAGCAATAATATCCTCTGTAGACAGACTAGCTAAGGCAGATACTGGTACTGACTGGGTATTTTTGTTATGGGTGACTACGGCTGTTTGTATAGTGGGACCAATTTTTCCGTGATAGATAGCCTCTAATTTAGCGTTGTAAACTTTCCTGGCTTCAGAAATAAGCTGAGTCTCTCGCTCTTTTCTAAAGGTGACTGCCTCTAGTTTAGCCTGTGTCTTTGCATTTTGTGTTTGGAGACGGAACTCTTTTGCGGCGTCACTCACTAGTCTATTCTTATCTGACATATATAAATCTCCTAGGGTCTCCCCCTAATTAATATAGTAGTGACATAGCATAATATAGACCACTGAGTCAAGCTTTTTCTTACGCGCGCGCGTACGTCAAGTGACATTTGTGACATTTTGGTACCTGAAACTTTACAAAATGTTGTGTAAAGATACCCAAAAAACCCAATAAAATGGCCTTTTTTCTGGGCCGATGTTATAAATGTCATGTTTTTGATAATCAAGTGGCGCAAAATGGAGGGTGTAAGTGTCTTAACATAAATGTAAAGCAATAAAAATTGTTTTTCCCCGCGAAAGGGTATATATAATATAATAATCTATAACATTTATAACATTTATAACATCGATTTTAATTTACACCATGGAAAAACCCTTGATTTCATTGGTTTTTTTGAAAACTTTACGTAAAGCAAATGATACCTGTGGCACTAACTTTACATTTAACATTTGTAACATTCGTAACATCTGTAAACTTTACAGTGTAAAGAGTGTAAACTTAAGCCCTATTATGGTTGGGCGTATGAGAAAGGGGGCATTCTTCGCGCGTATAATATGCGAGCCCGGCCCCTCCTAGTTATGGCAGGAGCGAAGCGACGGTCGAGTTAACGAACGTTAACCTTTTGACCATATGCCATAGGTCCGGCGCTGATCGTTGCAATATGCGGACAAAAAGAAACCCCAGCACTTGCGTGCTGGGGTTTGAGTTTTAGTGAAGAGTGTTTAGCACGCTTCCGCCATAACCATAGCCATAAGGACAGAGTTATCACCAGTCTTTAGGCGGTATTTGACAAGGAAGCGCAAGCGCGCTTGTAGTTCGTTTTTTGCGCACACTATTGTTACAGTATCAGAATATTCGCACGCAATCCAGACACGGAATTCTTTTTCAACAAGCATTTTTGCCTCCATTACCCTTAGAGACGCCGCACCATACCGAGAAAAGAGCCGGGGCTTTAGCCCCGGCCAAGTCGACGAGGAACGAAAGATAGCTAAGGCAGCTAGTACGGCGCGATCCAGATGTATTCCGGAACGCTACCCTTACCGAGCATTCGCATGACGCGCTTGCACGCGCTTGCACGATCCTTGGCCCATATGGTGAGCCGCAGACCATGTCGATTACAAACAGCAAACCTTAGCATTGTATTTACTCCATTAATGTGAAAAGCCCCACACATACCCAATTAGATTATTCTTCGGTTTTTGCACGGCAGACGTAGCAGAGCATACGTCCGGCTTTTTCCATACAATGCGCCCACACGTCGCATGAGACACATTCCATATACTTCTGCGGGATTTGCCTAGGCTTGGCGCGAGGCGCTTTGCCTTGGCGTGGCTGATAGTGCAACATTGCCTTAGCTCCGTAGCTAGGGGGCGCGTTCTGCGCCCGCCATAGCCATTAGGGGTTAGTCCGCGCGAGCAATCTTGCTTTGCGGCTTGCCTTGCGTCGCACCCTTTTCGCCTTCCGCCGTCACACGCTTGATGTTCAGGACGGGCGGCTTTGCCTTTTCCGGCTTGGTATTCTCGCGAACCACAGATTGCACGCGAAGCTGCGGCTTGCCATGATTGACGCGAAGCTCAAGATGGATTGGCTGGAAGGCTTCCAATTGGAAAGCCTCATAAGCGCGATTGGAGCCGGTCGAGCGCGTAATAGATGCGTCTGCGGCCTTGAGGCGGCCGTTCTCTTGCAACCCATCAAAGAGCGTGATGCTTTCCGCTTCCGCATCCAGACCGCTTCCCGCGATGGTCCGCCAAAGCGAGCCAAGCTGATTTTCGGTGAACACGTTAGCGGGAACCGCATTTTCGCCCGCACGCTGAAGGATGAGACGGCCCGCATTGTTGAGGGCCAGTTCCACGCGCGGATATTCTTTCCAGTTCCATTTCATAGGAATGTTCCTTACCAGTGGCCACGCTTGCGGGGGCGTGAGCCGATGAGAAAGAACCACAGGGCAGAGCCGCTTGCTTGTCTGTGGCGTGCAAGCATAGTCCCATACACCGGTTAAAAAAGTATGAACGTAGCCCCATAGGGGGAGGCAACCCCCCACCCACGTGGCCACGGGCTCGGTCCCCGCTCATGATTGTGTATGCCTCTCAAATCATGGGGTAGTTTTGAAACTAGGCTATAAATTGTACTTGACTTCGTCACTATATTATGATATTAATAGACGGAATAGGAGGGTCTAATGTTAGACAAAATTAAAAAAGCGATTATGTACAACCCAGAAACGGGAATATTTACTAGACTCAGTAAGCACTCAGATAAAGCCTATATGCACCCCAACGCCAACGGGGCCCCAAGGATAACAGTACTAGGAAAAGAATATGCCGCACGACATCTAGCATGGTACATTATGACAGGGTACTACCCTGGTCGCTTTGAGATAAAAAGTTTGGACGGCAACCTCTCAAACATTAAATGGTCTAACCTATATGTTACTAAAGAGGGACATAAGTTCTGCTCTAAATGTAACATAGAGAAACCACTAACTGACTATGCAACCAATAAATCTCGTAAAGCAGGACATGAGCCAGTATGTAAAGAATGTAAGAAGCCAGCCTCTAGACGCTACGCCAGAAAAACCGGACTAAAAAAGTTCGGGATTACTATAGAGGAATATGAAAGCTTGTCACAGGAGCAGAATAACGCATGTGCAATATGTAAGAAAGAAGAGATAAATAAGAGCTTGGCAGTAGACCACTGTCATGCTTCAGGAAAAATTCGCGGCTTACTATGTGCAAAATGTAACCAAGCCTTAGGGTTGTTTAATGATGATATTAAGACACTAAATACAGCAATAGAATACCTAACTTGCTCAAAAAATTTCCAGGGCTAGAAAAGTACTGCTTTACACAATTGCTAAGTAATTATATCTTGACTTTACACATAAATTCGGCTATACAGTGACCTGAGGGCTGAGCGTTAATCTGCTCCGCTGTGTCGTTTGGGAAGCCGATGTAGTGTAGGTATTGCGCCGCTTGCTTTACCGGCCCTCATAATTCCCAGGAGTAAAGGAGCTTCCAATGATCGTAACACCAACTGATTATCTACAGTCTAACCTAGACCCCATCTCTAAGAAGATTGATGGGTTCGGGGGGTATAACATTCTCGTCGGCTTTATCGCTGCAGGCGGACAACCCCACATTTACATTACTGGAAACGTTGAAAAGCAACCTACTCTAGCTAGAGAAATTTATGCTGCCCTTGGTGATAAGTTCAAGGAACTAGCTAGTCAGAGTAGACCGGAGTCTAATATTGTACTTGGTCCGGGAGTTATGTAGTGGCGGACCCCAAGTATAGGTTTTCACCCATGGTTATCAAACACCTTCGGCGACGTTATGCATGTAGCGGCGGAGCTAGACAGCTGGCTAAAGCTATTGAGGAAGAAACAGGGTATAAGATGTCCCATCAGACGTTATTGAAGCTCGTGGACGATGATGACTATATCCAGGAGCCGTACTTGGATGAGTAGTTCCCTCTCACCACTGCGTAGGTCTTGGGATGATAGGTTTGTTCAAGACCTAGCTATGACACTCCTTGGCTCTGGCAGTAAGATGCCGGATTTGCTTCGTGAATACGATCTCACTGAAGACGAGCTGAAAGGCTTCGCACTTGATCCGCTGTTCGAACAGCGGGTTGAGTACTGGCGCAACCAGATGAAGAACGAGGGCTTTACATTTCGCCTAAAAGCTAAGGCCCAAGCTGAAGAACTACTTGACACGAGCTGGCAAGTAATACATGATCAAGATGTTAGCCCGGCGGTTAAGGCGGATCTTATTAAGTGGACAGCTAAGATGGCCGGGTACGAGCCCACAAAAGATGTAACAATGGACGGCGGCGGCGTTAAAATTAATATCATTATGGGTGATGCAGTAGCGCCCAAAGCTATTACATCAGAGTAGGAGCTTCTATGAAAACATTTCAGAAACTAACCCAGCTCCAGGCCGTCTGTCAGAACTGCAAGTGGACAGGACAGCTTAACGCGTTTGGTATACAAGAGCATCAGATGCTCGAAACACATTGTCCTGAGTGCGGCAACAAGACACTTAAAGAACAAAATCAGGAGCTTCCATGTTTGACGGATTAGTACGAGCGGTAACTGAGTTCTTCAATTTGTTTGTGTTTTGGTACGTTGTTGAGCCATGGCAACAATGCCTACGTGTTCGTTTTGGTAAACACCTTAAGAAAATTCCCGCAGGCTTCCACCTTAAAATTCCGTATTTTGACAGCTTACATATCCAAGCTTCCCGCTATCGCACAGCACTCTGTGCTCCCCAGACGCTCACTACCGCCGATGGCAAGACAGTAGTCTGCACGTTCGCAGTAGGCTATGCGCTCGCGGATATCGAAAAGTTTTACCAGACTGTGTTCGACGCTAACTCGACACTGACACAGCTAGTATCTGGGTTTGTAGCAGACGAAGTAGCTAAGACAAACTATACTGATCTTAGTGCAATTAAGATTTCAGAAGAACTCACGAATAAAATGTCCGATCAGTTCCAGAATTTTGGGTTGAAAGATGTTTCTGTGCGCTTACAGGACTTCGCATTTATTCGAGCCATTCGCTTAATTAGCGACCCTCGTTGGCAATCTGATCAAGGACTTACAACAGCTTATAGTGAAAGGCCAAGATAATGACAGACTATGGATATAAGGTTATTCTTGAAGCCGAGTGCGGTGCTAGACGTTTCGTTGCTTTCCACGACGATGCCTTTATGGAATACCATAAGGCAGGTGAAGAAGCTAAGTCTCGCCTTACAACTCAAAGCTGCCCGCGATGCCGAGAACGCCATGATGGCGATGAGTTTTTTCCTGTTAGTGTTGAGCGTGGTGAGCCGGGACATAACGGAGAGATCTATTGGCGTGATGCGTATCCGACCCGTGTTGACGAGTGGGCCCATCCGGAGTTGTTCGCATGACCACAATCGCCTGGGATGGTAAGACCTTAGCTGCAGATCGTCGTGTGTCTTACGATAGTGTCTCCGATGCTAATACCACTAAGATTGTTAAAACAGATAACGGACTATGTGGTGCAGCTGGTAATACCTCTATTGGAGCAGCGTTCAAACGTTGGTTTGTACATGGAGAAGAGGGCGACCCTCCGCCACTAGAAAAGAACGGACAGGAGGCTTCAGCGTTTATTATTCGCGAAGCTGGAGTGCGCCTTCACTACGATCAATTCGGATGGTTTCAAGCAGACCCAGGACCGTTCGCGATTGGTAGTGGCTGGGAGATCGCTATAGGTGCGATGAAATCCGGCAAATCAGCGGCAGAGGCAGTACAGATTGCAGCTAAGCTTGACGGATATACCGGTAGCGACATTGACGTATTGGAGCTCTAGATATGGCACCAGAAGTGGGTGATCTCGCTAGAGATGTATTTAATAAGGTACTACAGAAAAACACGTTCGAGTGTGTAGAATGCGGGCACCGTATAGTACACTGTGACGAGAATAGATACCCACTGTTTCCCTGTGAAGAATGCGGAATCGTGGATTGGAAAGTATACTCGATCAACGATAATATAATCTACAAACGGTAGGAGTTTCCCATGCAGTTGTATCGCGCCGAACTTAGATGTGCTGAACCGGTAGGGTTAGGGTTTTCTTGTGATGAACCAGAAACACAAGTGTTTACTCATGCAGGGGAGCCCATAACGCACGAATACCTTACTACAGTAATCAACGAACAAAGTGTTAATTGCTGGAAATGTTTTAAGAAAAACTGGCGTATTAAAGACCTGATTCCTATTAAGTATAGGGGCAAGGCTGCGGTAATGAGATTTTAATGGCGACTCACGAAATTAATTACACACCATCTAAGACCATCAAGGAGTTCTATGCTTCTGATGCTAAGATGCGTGTAGTGATGGGCCCAGTTGGTTCTGGTAAATCCGTAGGCATGTGCTTCGAAATACTCCGTAGAGCTATGGCACAAGAGCCGGGGGCGGATAAAATGCGCCGTACACGGTTTGCAGTTGTTCGTGAGACTGTTAGACAACTTGCAGATACTACGATTAAGACATGGCTTGACTGGTTTCCTGACGGGGTATGCGGACATTTTATGCGTACTACCAAGACGTACTTTCTTGAGATCGAGGATATTCGCTGTGAGGTTATGTTCCGAGCTCTCGACGATGCTGACGATGTGGCAAACCTTAACTCACTGGAACTTACAGGTGCGTGGTTTAACGAATGCAGGGACATTGCTCCAGAGATTGTAGACGCGATGTCTAAACGTGTGGGACGTTATCCATCTAAGAAGGATGGGGGTCCAACTTGGCATGGGATGTGGGGAGACACTAACCCTCCGACAATTGACACTTGGTGGTACTACCAGATGGAGCACATCGATCCCAAAGACGGCGTATCTCCCAACAATAACGGTTGGGTTGTTTTCAAACAGCCCAGCGGTCGTTCACCTGATGCCGAAAACATAGACAATCTTCCAGAAGGGTACTACGATACGCAAGGCCGCAGTGATGAGTACATTCGCACGTTTATTGACGGGTTCTACGGGCACTCACTAGCCGGCACACCGGTGTATAAATACTTCAAGCCGGATTACCATATAGCAAGACATCCGCTAACGTATGTTAGGAATAGCACTAGACCTGTTATTGTGGGTATGGATCTCGGGCTTACACCTGCAGCTGTTATTGGACAAGCAGACCCACGAGGTAGGATGCTTATCCTTGGAGAGGCTGTAGGCTTTGACATGGGTGTGCAACGTTTCATTAGGACCAAGCTTAAACCGATCATAAACGAGAAGTTTGCGGGAGCTAAGATTCAGATTGTATGCGACCCTGCAGGTACACAGAGGCAACAAGGTGATGAGAAGAGCATCGTTCAGCTTATTGAGGCCGAAGGCTTTAGCGTTATACCTGCTAGTACTAACAATCCCGCTCGCCGGATTAATGCTGTTGACGAGTATCTTATGCGCAACGTTGACGGGGACGCAGCCTTTTTACTCGACCCAGGTGCCACTAACCTTAAGGCAGCAATGATGGGCGGATACAGGTTCCATCCTAAAACAGGTAATATTGAGAAAAATAATCACTCACACGTGGCAGAAGCCCTGCAGTACTTAGCCCTACATATCACAGATTTTGAGGGAAGCGTACCCATTGTGGCTAAACCAGTGCGGGTTGTGTCGTCAAAAGGTTGGACATAATAACTACTTGACATTTACGTAACGTTATGTTATATTAACTAAATTTTCTGAGGGGATCCCCTAAATGGCTACTATTAACGCAACACAGACTATCAATAAGGACGTTGTAACCTATACTTGGACGGGTGTTACTACCTCGACTGATACACCTACGGCTATCGGTCCGTTCGCAGCTGGACAGGGTATGCGTCGCGCATCTGTGTTCTTTGGCGGTACGTTTGGTGGAGCAACCGCTACCCTACAGGGATCAATTGACGGTACGAACTTTGCACCAATGTACGATATCGGTGGCAATTTGATCACCTCTACTGCTACTAAGATCCAAGACTTCACTAGCGCCTGTCTGTACTTTAAGCCCAGTGTTACAGGCGGTACAGGCGATGATGTGGATATTGTTATTATTGCGCGTAACTAGGAGTTTCCCATATGCTTAATATTTCATTTAGTAATCAAGAAGCTCAAGCTTTGATCCAGCTTATAGATATTGCTGTAAAGGCAGGTGGCCTACAAGTTGCGCCAGCTGCTGTTGTGCTTCACCAAAAGATTATGTCTGTTATTACTACACCAGTACCAGAGCTAGTGGTTGATAACGGGCCCGTAGAAGAAGCTAGTTAATGCAAGACCCGACTATTATGCGGGTGTTCTCGAACGATCAACTTAATAAGTTTGAAGCCGAAGAACAAGCCCGACGAGAAGCACAAGAACGACAAAATGCGCCAGTAGTTTCCCAGCTGGCATCGTATGTTCGTTCTTGTTGGGAACCTGCTCGCATCGCTAAGCAGCCGATTGAAACTAGAATGCTTAAGGCAAAACGGCAGCGCAATCGCGAGTACGAACCTGACAAACTGGCAGCCATTAGAAAAGCCGGTGGCTCCGATGTGTTTATGCCAATTACAGAGGTTAAGTGTAGAGCGGCTGAGAGCTGGATCAGGGATATCCTTCTTGACGGTGGCGCACCCCCATGGGAATTGAAGTCTTCGCCTGAACCATCTTTGAACCCAGATGAAGAAGCACAGTTAGAACAAGAGTTTACGCAGAACTTACTATCTCTTGTACAGTCTACAGGCGTAGCTCCGGAGATGTCAGAGACACCCGCACTACGTGAGATGTTCGAGGAAGAGTTTCGCCGCCGTAAGCTAGAAGCAGCACAGCATAAAGCAGACTTAATGAAGCAACGTATTGAGGACCAGCTCGCTGAAGGCGGCTGGTATCAAGCGTTTGATGACTTTGTTACTGACCTTAGTACATACCCAACTGCGTTCATTAAGGGCCCAGTAATCCGTAAGAAGACAGTGCTTGCTTGGGGCAAGGATGAAAGCGGCAAAACGGTTCCAGAAGTTACAGATAAACTTATTCCTACATTCGAGCGTGTTGATCCGTTCCGTGTTTACCCAGAGCCGGGGATAGAGTGTCTCGATAATGGATACGTATTCGAACATAAACCAATGTCGCGTAGCGACCTAGCCGGATTGATCGGCGTTCCAGGCTTCGATGATGAAGCCATTCGTATGGTACTAGATCAAGGCACTAGCTGCAGCTGGTTTGGATCGTACAATGAACTGGAGAAGAATGAACTAGAGGCTAAGCATAATTCATGGTACCGTAATACGGACATGTATGATTGCGTAGAGTTCTGGGGCAAGGTCTCCGGAGCGATGCTGCGTGAATGGGGTATGGACGAGAATACCGTACCCGACCGTGCAAAAGAATACAACGCTTGCGTGTGGTTGGTAGGAAACTACGTGATTAAGGCTATGCTTAATTACGATCCGCTAGGTAAAAAGCCGTACTACGAAACATCAATGTTTAAAGTCCCCGGCGCTTTGTGGGGCACTTGTATTCCCGAAGTCATTGAGGATGTTCAAGCTATTTGTAATGCGTCTGCACGTTCGCTAGTAAACAATATGGGTATTGCATCTGGTCCCCTAGTAGAGATCGATGTGAGCAGACTGGCCCCTGGCGAAGATATAACGCAGCTGTATCCATGGAAGATTACTCAGGTAGTTAGTGATAGAACCGGTGGCGGTGGTCAAGCGATTCACTTCACGCAGCCGGATAGTAACGCAGCTGAACTTATGGCTGTATTCGAAAAGTATTCCCGCCTAGCGGATGAATACTCAGGAGTCCCATCATATGTTAGTGGCGATATTAGCGTTACTGGAGCTGGCCGCACTAGCTCTGGTCTTTCTATGCTCATGGGTGCTGCTGGTAAGAGTATTAGACAAGTCGTTTCGTACATCGATAATGACATTGTTAAGCCCGTCATCACTGCTCAGTTTATCTTTAATATGCGCTTCGATCCTGACGAGAGCATTAAAGGCGATGCCTTCTGTGTTCCGCGCGGCGCTGTTAACCTTGCGGTCAAAGAAACGGCAGAAGTTAGACGCATCGAGTTCTTGAACGCTACGGCTAACCCAATCGACTTCCAGGTTATGGGTCCGGAAGGGCGCGCTAGCGTATTACGCGAAGTAGCTAAGCAACTCCAAATGCCAGAGGCAGAGATCGTACCATCTAAAACTAAATTGCAGCTGCTTATGCAGCAAGGGCAAATGGCACAAATGACTGGAGGTGCCGGACAGCCGGGTCAGTCAACGCCAACCCTACCAGACGGTTCACCAGCAGGTGGCGCTAGCGCTAAGCTAGTAGGCAACCAGAGCACAGGGGCTGTATAATGTTTAATCAAGCTGATAGAGATCTAGTGGCTCGTGTTCACGGCCAATATCCACAGTTTGAGAAACTCTTGTCACGTATTTTGCAAGAGGAATTAAGTAACCTACCAGGGGCATCTCTGGATAAGGTTCAGAAAATCCAGGGGCGAGTTCTATTCCTAAATGATTTACTCATGGAATACCACTACGCTGCTGGCATCACGGCAGATCGTACTGCGAAGCCACAACTTTAGCACACCAATAAGGAGCTACTATGTCACGACCCGCACAACTTGAACAACAGATTGAACGTGTTAAGCAGATCCAGGCTGAGATGCTTGAACCGGTTGAACCAAAAAATGAACCGGTTGAAGAGGCAGAGCCAAAGGAGCCCACCACTAAAGATCCTATTGTGCAAGGGCCCGTAACTATTTCAAAAGAAGAGTATGACAGACTCGATCAAAAGTACCGCACGCTACAAGGTATGTATAATGCTGACACCGCTAGATTCCGTAGTGATCTAGCTGCAGCCAATAATGCCTACCATAATCTAGAACAACGTCTCATCGAAGTTGAAAAAGCAGCACAGACTCCAGTCGCTCCGACTAAGTATGTAACTGCAGAAGACGAAGAAGAGTACGGTGAAACCCTAGAGATGATGCGTCGTGCAGCGAAAGAAGAAGCCGAGAAGATCTTCCGTAAAAGTGAAGATGCTTATCTGGCGCGTATCGCCCAACTAGAAAACGAAGTTAGTCGCGTTAATAATACTGTGGTGCCTGTGGTCCAAGACCTATCACGCTCACAGATTGAACAGGCTAAGGCTGATTTCTGGGGAGCAATTAATACGCAAGTCCCCAACTGGCAATCGATCAACGACAGTCAAGCATTTAAAGAATGGCTGCTGTCTGAAGATCCGGTTACTGGGGCAACTAGACAGCAATTCTTGTCGCAAGCACAGAGCGAACTTAATGCATCGAGAGTTATTAAGTTTTTTAGGGAATGGGAACGAACGGCAGCAGGGGGTCAGACGCCTGCTCCAACTAAACCTCAGGGTGAACTCGAACAGTATGTAGCACCGGGTAACAGTCGTTCGACTGCACCAACCGGTCAAACCAAGAAACAATGGACTCGTGATGAGATCAGCACGTTCTATAAGGACGTGATGCTTGGTAAGTACAACGGTCGTCCTGAACAGAAAAAGAAAATCGAAGACGATATCTTTGCTGCTCAAGCAGAGAATCGAATTAGTTAAAGTTAAAGGAATATATAAATGGCTTTTCCTGTTACTTCCGGCCATCCGCAGTATGCTGGGAACTTTATCCCGGAGCTGTGGGCTGGTAAGCTGATCGAGAAGTTTTACGACTCGACCGTTCTTTCGGCGATCAGCAACACTGACTACGAAGGTATGATTAAGGCTCAAGGCGATACTGTGCATATTCGCACTACGCCGAGCATCACTATTCGCGACTACGTCAAGGGTCAAACCCTGCAAGTCGAACGTCCGGACAGTGATCCGCTGGAGCTCTTGATCGACAAGGGCAAGTACTTCAACGCCGTCGCAGATGACGTTGACGTGACTCAATCGGACATCAATATGATGGATGCTTGGGCACAAGACTGGTCTGAGAGCCTTAAGATTGAAGTTGACCAAGACGTCCTGACCGGTATGCTTACGGGCATCCACGCCAGCAACCAAGGGCTTACGGCCGGCGCAAAGACCGCGTCGTTTAACCTCGGTACTACGGCTAGCCCGCTGACGGTCACTAAGGATGGTGCTGGCGGTACTACCTCCATCATCGATCTTATCGTTGACATCGGTACGGTGCTCGACGAAGCTAACTGCCCAGAGACGGATCGGTACCTTGTACTCCCGGCTAAGGCGGTCGGCCTGATTAAGAAGTCAGAACTGAAGGATGCATCTCTCTCGGGTGACGGCACGTCGATTGTGCGTAACGGTCGCGTTGGTATGATTGATCGCTTTATGATCTACAAGTCACATAACTTGTATACGTCTAGCGGTAAGACCAACATTATCGCCGGTACGAAGCGCGGTCTTACGTTTGCCGCTCAAATGACGAAGATGGAAAACTTGCGTGCCGAAAGCACGTTTGGTTCGCTGATTCGCGGCCTCCATGTTTACGGCTACAAGGTCGTTAAGCCGGAAGCTATCGCGACGTCGGTTATCCAGTTCTCGTAATCCTTAGAAGGACAGAATATAATGGCTAACTATACTGATACTTTGGGCTTCTACAAGGGCTCGGCTGCTTACGGCGCTCATGCTGATAAGCGACTCGGCTGGGTCTCTGTGAAGCTCGACTTCGCAAAGATCGTTGCGNNNNGTGCTGCGGCTAGTGCTACGGCTCTCGCTGCTGGCGATACGCTGCAAGTTCTGCAGATCCCCGCTGGTGCGCTTATGCTCGCCGGTGGTTTGACTGTCTCTGAAGCCGAAACAACTAATACC